TGCCCTTCGTCCATCTTCATAGCAAACCCCTAAGTTTTGCTCATTATACAATCCATTTAGTCGAAATTGGCAATGTTGTCTGCCATGAAGTATCTGTCTCGTCAAGACCAATCGCTAGGTATCTAAAAGCGTCTGAGTAATGGCTAGACCAGTCATGCAACGGCTTCTCATAGAATATCTGTCTACGCTCATCATGCTCTCGACGGTAGTTCCGTAGCGCATCTAGTCCGTTCTTTGTCCTCGGATGGAACCAGCATCTAGGCAACATCCGTCGCACAGCCTGTATCCCGTCGGCAACGCTAAGTCTCGGAGCGACTGTGATGCTAAGTCCAGCTTCCTCCAGCACTTCCTTACGGCTCTTGCCTGTTCCGAGTTCTCTAACCTGTACGTCATGGGGCAGGATTTGGTCAAACTTCCCATAGTCGTTATCCTTCAACCAACCGACATACCAGTCCAATCCTACGCCATGATTCTCTACGCAGTCGATAAGTCGGACTTCCTTCCCTGCCAACTGAGCAACCCATATCGCAGTCGAATCACCCATCCCCAAATCCCAAGCAACGAAGCTACGGCACAGACCGTCAGTAGGAAAGTCGCTAACACGACCATTGCTCTCAAGATCGTTAATGAGCTTGCCATAGTAAGACCCCTCAACCGCTGCGTTAAAGGAACACTCGAACTCTTGGTTATACCTGTCCTCACCCATCTCTCGATAGGCAGCCTTTAGCTCTGAGTCAGGTAGAACTCCGGTCTGGCTAGCCTTGAACTCTAGGAACTTCCAGCCTTCCTCAGTCTTAGCTCTGTCGGCTAGTTCAGCGAAATGGTTATTGCCTTTAGGAGTACCAATGAAGCAAGCCCACCCAAGCCTATCGGCAAGAGCAGGTCTGACGATCTCGTTCCATATTCTCGGATTCTGATCGCCAACTTCGTCGATAACCACGCCATCGAAATACTGACCACGCAAGCTGTCAGGATTGTCAGACCCGTAAAGACTAACCCTACGCCCATAAAAATCAGCACGAAGCTCAGAGACATTGTAGGTAGCTCCTAGTGGTCTGGTGTACTTCTGAAGGTAATCCCACGCTACTCGTTTTGCTTGTCCATAGGTAGGCGCAATGTAGGCAAATCGTGGGTCTGGCTTGTCGCACTCGATAGCGGACTTGATAAGGTGATTGATTGCGCTAACAGTCTTTCCCATACGACGATGGGCAACCACCACAGTAAAACGATGCTGCTCAATGGCATCATGTATCTCTAGCTGCTGCTCTCTAGGCAGGTAGTCAATGACGATCTCTGTCATGCAGTCTTTTGATACCCGCAGTTCAGACACTTGCTATTGACCAGAAATGCGCTGCACATAGGGCAGTTACTCATCTTTCGGTACTTCATGCTTACCTCCCCATTTAATGACCATCTCTTGTGCGCCACCGTTAGCCCCTGTGACTTCCTGCTTCTGCGTCTCAGCCCATCTCATTTGAGCCTTAGTCCACCAGATCAACGCAGTCGTATCACCGCCCTGAGCCTTGCTAAACAGCGTCTTGGCTATCTGTGCGCTGGCTTTAGCCTTGCCTAAGTCTAACTCTTTCCGGTAGTGCAACCGTAAGGTCTTGTCATCTATCCCTACTAGCGCACCTATCTGCTCATGAGGCAAGCCTAGACCTGCTGATGTCTCAACAAGTTTCCTCTGCTCATCACTCGGTTCATGCTTTAACATAATATTCTTTTGTTAAGGGGAAATGTTATTAATTTGTAAATTAGTGGAGCGTATGGGTAGGTGCTGCACCTCCGCTGTATCGATGGACTCGACCATTGCCTGCTTCATACGCTTAGGGTAAGGCTTTGCTAACTTTGCAACTTTTTCTTTCATATCTGCATCTAGTGGCATTAAGTATCTATGTTTGCCTTCAACAATCTTTTTCGGCAAAAAAGTTTGATTTACACCAGCATCATCAACAGTTTTTTTGTGTGACCACTTCCCATTGTAAAAGACCTTTATTGCCTTGCTACTCAACCCTGTATAAATCCAGTTACAAGCCTGATAAATCCCTCCATGATGCCCTTCTTCTGGGTCAGCATAAGAAACAATCAACTTCAAATCAGGTTGTGATTTTTTTAGAAACCTAACAGCTAATGCCATTATTTTACTTACTGGACTACTGTGCTTCTTTAGCGCAACTCTTACTAACTCACATCCATCATTCTGCTCTAACCCAAAAGGTTTAAGCATATTGTTGTTTGCACCCCTACCAAAAATAACACAACCTATATATTTCCCATCTTCCCATGCACCAATTTTTACCAATTTACCAACTGGCAAGCATTTACTATAGTGCCATTTCTCACAAGCAAACTTTACTGCTTCATGAGTAGCCCAATCAATTTTTAATTCAGGCTTCACGAGCGTCAAACTCCTTACCGCAATTAGGGCAGCAAATCCACTTAGGATCAAGCTGGTCTAGCTTCCCCTGATCTTCTTCGGACCCTGCATCAAAGTTAATTTCTTGTGTAAATGTCTTTATATCCTCTGCACTAAACCCAATCAGGTCTAGGTCAAACTCGGATTCTTTCAAATCTGCTAACTCTAGCGTCAGCATCGCTGTATCCCAACCAGCGTTCATCGCTAATTGGTTATCCGCTATGACATAAGCCCTTTTCTGGCTTTCCGTAAGGTGAGATAGCTCAATGACAGGAACCTCTTTAGCCCCTAGTTTCCTAGCCGCTAATAGCCTTCCATGCCCCGCTATGATCCCGTTCTCGCCATCCACTAGAATCGGGTTAGTCCACCCAAACTCCTTAATGCTGGCTGCTATCTGAGCTACCTGAGCATCCGAATGTGTCCGGCTATTCCGAACGTATGGGATTAGTTTCTCAACTGGAATTTTCTTGATCTGCAAGCATTACCTCTCGGTGTCATGCGTAAATGGCTGTGTACATATCCGGTCTGTTAGCCTTGATCCACGCCCTAGGTTCTTCATGGCATTTCTTAAAATCCATCCCTACCGTTTGACTCCCGGCATGGTGAACATACGCCCTGCTTACGAAATGCCTGTAACCCGCTTCTTGCAGGTCATGGCAGATTATATTATCTGAATACCAATTCGTGCTAGGAAACTTGGCTACCTTCCAAGCCTCTCTCGTTATCGTAGCAAATATAGGTGCTATGACAGCCGTTTCCTTAATCTGCCCCTCACTAGCCCAATACAATCCTTGCTGCCTGTCATCATGTACCGGGAACCTAATGTTCTGGTCTGGCAATACATAGTCGCTTCTTGCGCCCAAAAATCCTACTTTATGAGCATTTTCCCTCAAAATCAGCCTGTCCTCGCCCAATAACTCAATAGTTTGGGGATTCAGCACTACGTCATCGTTAGCCACAATCAATGAATCGACTGCGATCCTTCCAAAAACGTCGCTGATGGCTTCATTATATGAGTCTCCAAAATTTCGACCAGTATTGGGTCTGACGATAACATTGGGAAGGATTCGCTTGAATCTCTCTCCTCTGGCAACGTCAACACTATAAATGTAAACCGGGATGGTAGGTGCATATACCTTGATGCTCTCTAGCAATACCGAGATGCCCGGATTGCTTACATGACATATGACTATGGCTTGCATAAAACGACTTTCATACTGTCCACAGCCCTCGGAGTCCTAATTACTTCATTATCTGGTTGCCTAGTTATTAACTTCTGACCTAGTTCTGACAGGTCAAACGCTAATTCCTTGAGCTTAAATCCTTTTTCCCAACCTAAATACCAAGCCCACTCTGTGTAGTACAACCAGCTATTCTCGTTAAACGCTCGTACATGGGTCGGGTCTTGCCATGCCCCTAAACTCAAGTCATAAGGTACGCTGATATGGAACTCACCACCAGACTTAAGTAAGTCATAGCAGTTTTTCATAGCGGAAACTAAGTCAGGGATATGCTCTAGGACATCGTTGGCTATGATCTTCTCGAACATCTCTGGCTGTATCGTCATCGATCCCCATCGGGTATCAATCGTAGCTCCGAAATGCACCTTAGAAATATCTCCCCACCAATCAGGGTTAGTCCTCTGCTGAATATCGGCATTGACGCAATCCTCTCGCCAATCCTTACCAGAGCCTAAATTAAGCGTTACAGGCTGCAATTAGTTCCTCCACCCTATCTGAACACAGCAACGGAATTAAATCGCGTATACGCTCGTCTGGTAGCTCCCACCAAGGGTTTTTACGCAGTCTTTCTATCTGGCTCAACGTAAACCGGAGCCTGATAACCTTAGCCGGATTCCCACCGACTATCGCGTAAGGAGGAACGTCTTTCGTTACAACGGATTTCGCAGCAACAACAGCACCATCGCCTATCGTTACCCCCGACATAATCGTGCAGCCCGATCCTAGCCAGACATCATTCCCGATGACAACATCGCCTTTAGTAACTGGATGCCCTTCGCCATGATGAGGGAATTCTTCTTCATGGATATGCCCGAAAGGGTAAGTCGTTATCCAGTCTACCCTATGGTTTCCACCGATAAATATTTCTACGTTATCGCCAATCGAGCAAAATGAACCGATCCTTACGTCTGCACCCTCTCCCCAATCTCGGAGACGGATATGCTCTAAACCGTAGGTGTATCTCACCACTTAACTTTATTAGCCCAATACGCAGCAGACATCTTGCCCTTCTGGATATTCTCGGCGTGACGAGCCTTAAACGACTTTCGACGGGCTTCCTCTGACTTAGATTCACCTTCCCTAGCCGGAGAACCTGACACACCCTGCTGCCCGAATCGGATTAACTTGACCTGCTCCCCCTGCTTGGCGAGAACAGCATGGCTTTTCGTAGGATGACCCGGAGTCTTCTTAGGCTTGTTATAGCCAGCAAATTCCTCCGAACCACGCTTAATCGCCATTCTTCTTACCCTTCTTTTTGCCCATAGGGATTTTGATTTCAATCTCTATCTCATTAACACCGTTCTTTTTCTTCTCTTTCTCGTCCTCGAGATACTGCTTTAGCAATTCCTTGTCGGACATCTTCTTTCCGTTCTTCATCATTTTTTCTTCCCCTTCGCAGTCTTAGCGGATTGTTTGAAAGCCTTAGCAGTAGGCGCACCTTCTGATCCCGGCTTACGCATCTTCTCCTTGCTGCCAGCTTCTATACGCTTACGTTTAGCGTGAATGTTGGCATAGAGTCCGGGCTTCATTTCTTGCCCTTCGAGGCTTTACGCCCTTCTGACATTGCAATCGCAACCGCCTGATCCCGTGATTTAACGACTTTACCGCCTTTGCCAGAATGCAAAGTTCCCTCTTTGTACTCTTTCATCACAGAGCTAACCTTCTTCTGCATCTTCGACATCTTTTTCATAGGATCACCTGTAAATGTCCATTGTCAAAAAGCAAACCTATCGTCTTTCTATGCGCTTCTTCCCACATTTCTAGACGTTCTGCTTTGCTTAGATTCTTACCCTGATCGAGTTCCGCATGGCACATAAAACAAAGGCTAGCGACCCTGTAATCACTAGCCTTTATACCTTTTCCTTTACCATCTCGCAACTGATTTGAATGAGCTGCGACTACCGTTCCATCCTGTTTTCCGCAATGCTGGCAAGGGAAGTTTCTTAGTATCTCTAAGAGCTTTTTATTTCTAAAAACCATTCTTCTCCTTCAGCTTGGCTTCGATGTTTCTAGCCAAATGCACAATAAGTTGTGAAGTTAATTCAAGATTTGTCTGACACGCTTCGTACCAAAGATGTTTGATTTCATTCTCCGTCAGCCCAACCCATTTGCGCTGTGGTGGGGCAGTGTAAAGCGGCAAAGGATTAAGTGATTCATCTGGTTTGCCGTGATATAAGCCAGCGTTGTGACTAATCCACGCCACTGGTTCAGGCTCTGGGTACATACCAAACGTAGTCATTTCTGGATCGCTCATGTAGGCTTCCTTCCTTCTTCATACTCTTCGCGTCCATCCATGCTTCTATGTACATACAGGTCATACTCCTCGTCGTACTCTGGTCTACACCAGCAAAATGCACCTTTATCAGTTTCGTGTTCGCGCAAATCATTTAGCGGGTAAGTGTGCATTGTCATGTGTTCTTCTCCTTTAGTTTTGCTTCGACTGCCGCCATTCTGCTTGATGTTGTCATCGTGCCTGTCATGATTTCCATGTGTTCTTCATGAGTCAGCCCTACCCATTCTTTCTTTGGTTGCTCTTGTAATTCGTAAAGCAAATCCTTTATACGTTTTTTATGTAGTTCTGATGTGAACTGCAATAGTTGTTTTGCGTTAGCCATTGTTCTTCTCCTTCAGCTTGGCTTCGACAGCGTACATAAGCGAAACAGGACTGTGGTAATACTGTTTGCCAAGTGCAAGTGCCTCGTCCTCTGTCAGCCCCACCCACGGGCGTTTACAGTACGTCACGACAAGCTTGCGAACGATTAACCCAAAGATGACGCCGCAGCCGACATAGACCATGTCCATTAGCAGAGCGTCAGTCATAGCGGCTCCCCGTTATCCTCAGCGGCTTTGTTCAGCCTCTCTAGTGCCTTCTCAATCCTCGCAGCCCTCTCTACCGTGTAGTCAGCCATATTATCAACCTCACCACACTCAGGACACTCGGTTAGGTAATCCTCAGACCACGGGCATCTGCCCTTTGGAATCTCATCCCAATAATCTACAAACCCACAGGAGCAGCATTGTGCTAGTTCGGTATCATCTATCTCGTTCATATTTCCTCCTATTGAGTAATGCGGTCTAATGACCTATTGCTGGCTTCCTGAGTTCTGTACACATCGATCCTAGCCTGTGCTGCTACCAGCATCCAACGCAGCCTCTCAGCCTCCTCTACAGCCGCTTTAAGACCTTCTAGTAGCTCCAAATACTCTGGATGGCTATAGGCGTAGGATTCTTTGTCAGCAATCGTATTCCCCATAGCACTAGCGAAAAGAATAGCCTTCTTAGACTTCCGATACTGCTCTAGGTAAGTCACCTCAGCCTTAGCTTGAGCATAGGCTTTGGCGTTCTTAATCATGTAGTTAATTGCTTCGTGAGGATCGATTGAGTTCATAGTAGAAACCCGGATTTCTCCGGGATAGTTTAATTTGCAACCAAGGCTGATAAAGCGTTCTGAGATATTACTTTGCCATTTAGTTTCCACGCAGTACGAGTATTCTTTGGCAAGCAAGTTTTATGGCTACGAATGTCGTACATACGGTAGCAAATTACGTCTCCAACTCCGGGAATTGAAAGTTTTGCAATACTGGAATTTTTTTGTTGATCTTTAGAATTATCAGCTTCTTTAATCATCTTGTTGAGCAATGCAGTCATATTTTTCTCCTAGACTTGACGCTGCGTTTGCTGCGTCCATGTACGTACTATAGATCAGATGATTCCAGACCGCAACATAAATATTTCTATCGAGAATCATTCTTCAATAGTTTCCGAACAGGCAATCCTTACCGCTTTAATCGCAGCCTGTGGATTCGACACTACCGCTACCTGACCTTTCCAGACTGAGTGCCAGATAACCTGATCCGGCGTCAGCTTGGCTTTCTCGTCTTTCTTTATTTCTAACAAAATGTTCTTGCCACGATAGCCCACCAGAATATCCGGACAGCCTTGACCGACTCCATGTAGGTGCTGGACATCCATGCCCACTCGCCTGAGTTCCTTGACGATCTGCGTCTGCGTAGAATCCACTCGCTTAAATACCACGCCAATCCCCTTTCTTGCCTCGGTTGCCTAAGCCCCATTGCTGTTTACAGTCAGCCTCTAGCTGGTCAGCAGCTTTATGCCCACGTTTCTGCCTAACAACGCTCAGATACCGTAACGCTGAATCCCTGTCTGCTGTCCTCCACGCCAGTACAGCCCTGACTTCACATTGATGCCTGTATTCCTCAGTCTCTAAAACGTCCATTGTTGTCAAAGTCCTGTGGTCTTGATCCTGCCGATTCAACAAACTGCTGGCTAGCTTGGTGATACCAAAGCTGATACCACTCCTGAGCCTCGCCATTCCTCTGTTTCTCGTTCATTAAGAACGTATCGCCCTGAGACTCATCCACAGTCTCGCCACGGTTTCGCTGGTTTTCCTTCTTCTTGTTGCGCCAGACCAGAAAAACGTTATCTACCTGATCGCTAATAGAACCAGAGCCTTTTAGGTCGTTCTTATTCGGCGTAACCTCGTCACTAGCCTGTTTCCGAATATGGTGGACTAGGTGAATATGGACGTTATGATCTCTAGCCAAAGCCGTTAGCTCATCGATAAAGCCCTTCTGACCGTTAAAGTCATCCTCGTTCTTGACGCACTTCATTAGGGAATCGATAAAGATATGCTGTACGCCTAGTTCTACAGCGCAATACCTAGCCATAGCGATAACCTTATCCGGGCTAGTCGTTCCCTGCTGGTCGTAAAAGTATAAGGAGTCAGCCGTATACTTATCTAATCTTGCTAGCAGTTTGGTGATGTAACCCTCACGGTCTGCCGATAACGGATCATCCACATACTCACCAGCAAACTGTCGCAACATCCTCTCAATCGTCTTGACAGGCTTCATCTCGAACGAAGCAATACAGACCTTCTGGTTCTGCTTCACTAGGTGCAGAGCTATTTGCCCTGTCAACAACGACTTACCACCACCGTTAGAACCTGCGTAAACCGTTACCTCTCCCGGTCTGAACGCAAAGGAATCGTGAGTTTTAGACCAAGGTAATACAATTTTTGTATCTCTAGCGGTACTTAGATAGCTTTCCTTTATGTCATCTAGGAAGTCTCTAGCCTGTTTGACCTTAATCGTTACATCGTTTGAATGTAGATACTTCTCTACATCGATAGAATCACTCTTGATAATTCGCAGTCTCCTAGCCTCGTCTAATTCTGCTGCTCTTTGCTCAAGACTCATTCTTAGCCTCCCGTCGTAGTTTCCTGATCTCTGCAATCAGGTTCTTGTGATAAATGTGCATCTTGTGAAGATGTCTAGCGTACTCCGTTAGCCCTAGTCCTTGTAACCTTTCGACCATATCAGGCGTATCCTCAAACCACACCATCCGGTTCAGCACATCGATTTCTTTTGGCTTCTTCATTTCTTGTCTCCTCCTTAACGACTTCAACTAACCGCTGGATTCCAAAGACACTAGCTACCCAAAACCCCGGTGTTACCTCGCTAAAGCCCAACTCAATCAATCTGGCTTCAGTCATCTTTCCTCACTTCCATCATGGCATCGGCAATCGCATAAGCCATATCTGCTTGCTCATAAGCATCCCAATCAGGATCACTCTCAAAGTTCATCGCTAGTGACTGAATGACCATACCTGCGAACCAGTCGCGCAAATCCATACCGTCCTGAGTCGTTATGTGACCGTTATCCGCTAGTGTCGGAAATGCCTTCATCCTCATGTTTCCTCCTATAAATAACTTACTGCTTCGTTAATTCGCGTAAAAGCCGTTTTAAGCCGTTTTTTATCACCGTCTGATACCTGCCTACCCTCAGCCATATCAAACGCCGCTATCGACGTAATAAGCGCCTCAAATTGGATTATTTTCATTAGGTCTGTGGCATAGAACGGTCTACGGACAGGTTTGTTGGTATCGCTAGGCATAAAAGATTGATCTTTAGGAAACAGATCAGTCAAATCCATGCCGACTGCACTAACGACTTCGTAAGCCGAGCAACCAGCAAAACACTTCAGCAGAATCCTGCCATCGTCAGTCTCGGTAATTGCTAGGCTAGGACGCTTATCCTCATGCGCTGGACAACAGGCTACCCAATGACCACGCTTGCCTTGGACTTTTTCGAGTTTGTTTAAGAAATCGCCGATCATAAGGGTATCCTCGCAAAAGGCAGATTCGGCGTACTGGTGACCTTGACCTCATCTTCCCAACGCTTACCGTTAAGCCATGACGCTGGATGAGGAATGAATTGTTCTTCTTTAGCGGATAGATTCTGCTTGGAAATTGCTGAGATGATTGTTTTCGTTAGCTCATCATCAGGCTTAATTTTTATCCAAGCCTTGAGTGCATTAGGCTTTGATACCTTACGAGGATAGTGTTTCCAGAATTCATCAAATCGATCAATATATTCTTTATCAATTTGGTTATTGGTTATTGGTTTATGGTTATTGGTTGGTTGAACGTCCGTTGAACGGATGTTGTTCCGACGTTCAGCAGACGCTTTACCTGCGTTACTAGCTTGCTGTCTTTTAGCTTGGAAATGCTTGATTTCCTTATCAACTCTTTGATGAAACCAACCCTCATCAGTTAACGTAAAGAACTCCTCTAAGACCGCTTTGACCTCAGTTTCGTACTCACGCATGTTGATCTGTCGTGCAACGGACGTTATACCGACGCTTAACGGATGTTCTTGGAGATAGTAGGCATCCAGAAGTCGGCGATAAGCCAAGTCCTCTAAGTTGGTTAAATGCCTTGTGTGACTTGCATAATCTCCAATGTTGAATTGGTAGTAGTGCATAGCTTTTTCCATAAAAAAAGCCCTAGGAGAGACTCTCACCGTTTCAGGTGTTGGCGGACTGGTGGGTACCAGCAGAGTCTCTTCTAAGGCTTACCCAAACACGCCGCCAAGCGTGAGCAAATCATACCTTCGGCTTTCTTAATTCGCAAGTCCTACAAATCTCGCTATCCTTAAACTGCGCTAACGATCTTGTTCTTTTGCAAACAGAGCAAAGCCGAGTACTAAAGTTATAAATCGTTTCCGTTCCAAGTGAACCGGACTTTCGACGTAAGGGTTTTGAATCTTTGCTGTCCAAGCGGTTGACCTCTAGGTGATGTCTTAGGCAGGAATCTTTGTACTTCTTGTTTCGGTTGTTCTTTTGGTAAGTTCTTTTTCTTGTCCATAATTGTGCCAGAAGTGGTACTGTATTTCCTAATAGAATGTTTCTATGCAGACTCAAATATCAATAGAAATGTTTTTGTTTAGCAATATCCTGTATTCCTTTACTATTACTGAACCTTAACTAGGAGATTAGATATGGATAAGCAAGGTTACGAGCAGTTCTTAATCGGTACGCTACAAGACGGGTTTCCCGGTGAGTTGACTGCTTGCTTTAAAGATACATTAAAACAGTCGCGTGAGGAACGGTTAGAGGAAGAACTTTGCATCCTCCTAGAGACTTGCGCTGTATTCCAGTCAGACCCTATCAAGCTGCAAGCGGCTATTCGTCGCAACATGGTCGGCATCGTCAACAGACTGGTAAAAGAATCTACACTCCCTGAGTATGTTGAGACTCAGGAAGATCGTGATAGAGATCGTGCTGACTGGCTCTATCAGGAAATGAAAGATCGGGAGGCAAGATGAATCCTAGTAGAGCAGAGATTAGTAACTGGCAGCTAGCTGAGATAGTCTATTCCTTACGTTTACTCATCGATAGGATAGAACGTCGATCAGCTTCAGACGCTGACAAAGAGATAGTGTTTATGGCATACCGAGCGTTACAGAATACGCCTGATGCAGTCATTCAACTCGTAGACGAATTAGAAAGAGGCAACCAATGAGAAAACTATTCAATCCAGACGATAAGCTGGCAGACTTTATCGACCGTCATGCAGGTGTTGTAATTGTGTGTATGCTTGTCCTATCGTTACTTATGGACAGCTTTGCATGAAGAAGGTTTTTCCATCAATCTTAGACCAGAACTTTAAATATGTTCCTTCCGGTAAGACGAACATTCGCAAGACTTTCGATCGTATTCGCAAAGAGCAAAAGGAGGTTACAAAAGTACAAACTACTACGGAAGCACAATCTCACAATATCATCTTCAATAAGAAATTCGCTCAGGGATAACTAATATGAACTCAGATAATCGGCAACAAGAGCAAGACGAACATCAGCAATGGATCGTTTACCAGAAGCTACAGACAGCTAGGGTCAAGCTACAGAATGTAGAACTCAAGAAGTCTGGACATAACAGCTTTGCAGGTTTCAAATACTTTGAACTAGGTGACTTCTTACCTACCGTAAACAGTATTTTCTTTGAGTTAAATCTTTGCTCAGTATTCAGCATTGAGAATAATGAAGCTGTAATGCGGATTATTGACACAGAGTTTGGTGGAACAATATTCTTCCGTAGCCCTGTAGTTGATGCTGTATCTCGCGTTACGATTGACGCTGGCAAATCACCACCGATTCAAGCCTTGGGCAGTCAGCACACCTACCTACGTCGCTACCTATTTCTCAACGCCCTTGAGATAACCGAGCATGACGCAGTAGATGCGACTCTAGGTAAAGACGAGCCTAAGTCTGCAAAGCCAGTCACTAAGGACGTATTCGATACGCTAGACGAACAATCTCAGAACGAGATTAAGAGCTATGCAGCAGATGTCATTCTCCTAATCCATAAAGAGAAGGTCGGAGAAGCTGTGGAGTACATCAATTCTCTGGAACTAGATGCGGACTGGAAAACAGCCCTTTGGAGCCAGTTGGATAGCAAGCAACGTAGTGCAATCAAGAAATTTGCTCAAGGATAACTATGGAATACGACAATACAAACAGGGGTACTTTAGGCAAGAACCTGAATAAGAAGTCTGACAGTCACCCTGACTACTCTGGTCAGTTGAATATTGACGGAGTGGATTACTGGCTCTCAGGCTGGCTTAAAGAGTCTAAGAAGGACGGTACTAAGTTCTTCTCTCTAGCGGTTAAGCCAAAGGACTCTAAGCCTTCTAAGGCTCGTCAGAAGCCTGTAGATGACTTTCAGGACGATGACTTAGGGGATACCCCATTTTGATCTACGGGCGAAAGCTAACGAGCTACCGGATAGCACCACCGGGCGAGAGAGAGCGTTAGTGAGTAGTCCACCCTAATGAAAGAAAGCGGATGCCAGCTTTTCGATTAACAAATCGTCAAGGATAGAACTGGTGTAGCGAGTATTTCACCCGCCTAGCTGGTAGTGGCGGCAGTAACTCCAGCAGCATACGCAATGTCTCCTTTACGTCTTGCTCCCTTTCATTGTGAGTATGCCGACTAACCGCCGTAAGCGGTCAACTAACCGAGGAACCAATGAAACTACTAGACTTTCTGAAACTGCAATTCGACATTAAGAATGATCGTCAACTAGCCCTAGCTCTAGGTGTACAAGCACCAGCTATCAGCAAGATTCGTAACGGTCATTCATCCATCACGGCTGACTTTATCCTGAAGGTACATGAGACCTTTGAGATTCCAGTTAAGGACATTAAGGCATTGATATGAGCTACGAACAGACAGAGCTACTGGTAGTCCGTTGGGGTGAACAGAGAGGAATCATCCAGAACTCAGACAGCAAGACGCAGCTTCTCAAGGCTTTTAGCGAGATGGGGGAACTAGCAGATGCGATTACCAAACGAGACCGTGATGCAGTTATCGATGGACTTGGGGATGTTCTTGTATGTCTTGTTATGGTTGCTGCTATTGAAGATGTCGATCTGAAACAATGCTTTGCTTCAGCCTATGACGAGATTAAAGATAGAAAGGGCTACCTCAATGCCACAGGAGTATTCGTCAAAGATGCCTGAAGAATTTAAGAAGGTCTTAGAGATGATTAATAGCTGGTGGGCTAAGTCTATGGTTGCCATCATCCTATGTGTCATTGGTTACAACATAGGAGCAATCCAGACTGAGATACGGATAGCGTCAGATTGTAAGTTTGCTAACGCTTTTAGAGTAGATATTCAGGCATTTAGTTGCCAGAGGAAACTGTAATGGGCAGACCTAGAAAGAATCCAGACGATCCTAAGTGGAACAAAGAAACCGAGGTGAAGCAGCCTAGAGACTATGACTGGAACCTGTTCTTTGCAGCGGCTTTAGGCGGTTTAATTGCTAAGGGTGGTCTATCCTATGACCAGCTAATAAAAACGGCTTCTAGCATCGCTACAGAGGCTCAGGACTCACTTTCTGATTGAGTCATACTGTGCATAGCATTGCTTCAGCGCGAGTCTTAGGTTATCTGCCTCTAGTGCTACTTTGACAAAATCTTCTGCACTTTCTCGATAAAGCTGTCTTGGGGTACATCCACCTTGTCCAGAACTGGTGGAACCGGACACGGTACTGCTTTGGGTGGAGATGGACGGACGCTGCTGCAAGCTGTTGTTAAGAGCAGTAGCCCTAGCATTAAGATTCCTGATTTCACGGTCTTTCTCCTGTCTTAGCTGGTCTGCATTAGCCTGTAGCTCCTGCTCTTTCTTCCTAGCTTCTTCCTGAGCCTTAGCGTACTCCGCATACTGAGCCGCTTTCTCCTTATCCCACATCGCCTGTACCGATGCCTTCCCATGCTCTGAACCCTGAAAATATCCTGCACCTGCCGCGAGGATAATGGCGATAAGGGAACCGGAAATAAACCAAGGATTCATTTGGGAGGCACTTTAGTACCGTCTAGCTTCTTATGGACTTTGACCTCACGGCAGACCTGAACCTCTTTACCCTTACGATCCTTCTCTGCGTGACAGACCTTCTTAGTCTCGGCTGCATGAATCTGGAACACTAAGACCGAACTTAGCAGAACAGTAGCAGCCATGCGTAGATAAATAAGCATTAGTTGATCTCCGGGTGAGGTGGTTGAGCAGGTTTGTCTTTAAGGCTTACCACAGGGTCTATAGAAGGCTCTACACGGGCTTGTATAGGGCTAGGAGGAGGAACTTCTCTCATAGGCTCAGGAGGCTTTGCAGCCTGTTTGCCAGCATCGCTAAAGTTCTTCATCGTATTCTGCACAGCATCTAGGGCTTGCTGGTTAGAACCATTCAGCATGATGCCTGACAGGATTCCACAGAGAAACGACGCTATAGGGATGATGACTTCAAAGAACTTTTGGTCAATCGGACT